CATTCACTCTTGATATAAAATAGATAGATTCATCAACAAGTCTTTGATCTGGACTACTTTGAATTGCAGTTGTTGTAATTCCAGCGCTTGCGATGCCAATCGCACCTGTATTGAATGTTTTATAAATTACAGCTTCTCCATCACGGAACTTATGAAATGTTCCAAATCCAATAGTGTCCTCTGAAATATTAATTGCGTTACCAGTTGAAGATGCATCAAAGTCAACAAAATGATCTATCTGTCTTAGTCTCGATCTCAAAACTGCGTTTTTACCATTTCCGCCTGTAATTTGAACAACTGGAGGTTCAGTATAATCAAAGCCTGGATCTATGATATCAATTCTATCAATTTGACCTTTTATAACAGGTGTGGCACTTACTCCAGCACCAGCTAAACTTTCAACAGTGATTTTTGGTGGATTAATAATATCATATCCAGATCCTCCTCCTAATACATCAATTGATTCTACACCACCAAATTGAATAACATCACCTGACTTGTAATTAGATATTTCAGTTCCATTTACCAATATTCCAGTAGTGCCTGGTATAGTTTGATACTGATTACCATCAAATGTAGGTGTTAAAGGAATTTTTTTTAGTAATTTTTGATGATCTAATTTTTTATTTGCTAACTCTGGAACAGATATTTTAAAAGTTCCTGTTCCTGTTGCGTTCACAAAGTTTTCATTGATCAAATCAGGCAAGGAGTTTGCAAGACGAATATTATTAGAATCAACACGACTTATAAAATAATTGTTTCCATCAATCAATTGTCCTAAGAAACCACTAATAACATTATATGTCACTACTTCTCCAGAATAGAATCCATGATCAGCAGCACCCTCTGTGACCTGTATTAATTGTATAACGTCTCCGCCAGTGGCGCCAGTCCATGTTATAGAACGATCTGGTGCAACTATGGGTTCATTACCTAAACTTGGTAAAGATGGTGAGGCAACGTAGGCATGAGGATGTGGTGGTAGTGCTAACTCATTGTCACTATCATGATCATATGTATTTTGAACATCAGTTGTATATTTGTTAATATTAGTGTGAAGAGAACTATTTCCTTTCTTTAATCTTCTTCGTATAGATGCAATGTTAAACTCGCCAATGCCAGGCAAATCACCTAAGATAAATGTTGAACTACTAATGACACTTAAAACACGACCTACTCCTAATAAAGTTTCTTGACCATCTAAAACTTCAATTGCATCTTCTTCTAAAAATCCATGATCAGAAAGAGTGTTGATTGTAAAACTACTACTTGACTGACGAACAACACTTTTTGGAGTAAATTTAACAGAGGTATTATAAACATATGAACCAAAATTAGCATCCTCTGAACTTTTGTAAGCTCCAAATGTTCCAACTTTAACTTTATCTCCTTTGTTAAAGTAAAAAGTATTATCAGGTATTGGGAAATCTTTTAAAACACCAGTAATTAAAACCTCTATTTTCTTTGTATTATTTGCAAAAGAATATCCGTATGCAACATTATTATATCTTACATCATCACCAATACTTAAAACATCACGAGCTGTATCTACTCCAACAAATTGATTTGTATTTTTACCTGTATAAGTTACAACACCAGCAACACTCGCTGTTGGCAGTGACAAAGAACCACTTGTAGGAAATCCAACAGTAGTATCAACTGTAATGACAGTCGAACCAAGTGATACTGAGTCAACAATTCGAGTTCTGCCTGGAACTATAAAATTACCATCTATTGAATCTTTCGATACACTTATTTGATAATAATGTTCTCCATCATATAAAAAGTCTTTGACATCTGATATTGCACCAGAGGCTCCTTGAATATTACTATCATCTTCATCAGCATCTTGAAATAGTGTCGATCCTTTTAAATTGCGAGGATCGCCTGTAATTGATTTAACTACAAAATCCTGTGCAAATCCATAATCAGCATCAGAGGGTTTAATTAAAAAATCAGATGGTTTAATAATATTAACTTCTTCGCCATACAAGGCTCTGAATAAAATTTTATATGATTCCTCTGTTCCTTTTGTTCGATAAAAATCTTTAATTTGTCGAATAAATTTAACTTGATCTAAATCACTATCTAATTTACGATTCTCAAATCCACTTGCATAAGTTGTTTTAAGTTTATTAAAAAATTCACGAATAAAAAGATTGGATAGATTATGAACTTTTGTGCCGCCAGTATGAGAAACACCAACACTAGTGTTGAATGATAATAAATCTGACCTTAAAGGTTGATCCATCGCATCAACACCACTGAAACCACGAACACATCCAGTGAATGATGTTGTTCCAATACCAGTATATGTTATAATCTCATCATCAATTTTTAGTAATCCGTATTTTTTTGGATAACCTTTTGTTGAATCTACAAAGATTGTGGAGGAAAAAGGTTGTGTATCCGTCGATAATCCTGTATATTCTGTAAGAGCAGCACCAACATATGTTTGTAACTTAGTATATCTGTCAAGATTCTCGGCGATGTTAATTGATCCACCTTGATATTCTTGGGAGATATAATACTGTTTCATAAAATCCACAAAAAGTGGACTTTCAGCCTGAACAAACTCAGGTAACTGATTTTCAATTACCTGATTGATTTCAACTCTTTGTATTGAGGTATCTATCATTAATATCCGCCGCCAGAACTAGATCCACCACCGCCACCAGATGATGTGGTTGTAGTGGTGGTTGTGCTTGATGTTGTAGTTGAAGTTCCGTAAGTTCCACCAGTGGCTGTTCTAGTTGCAGTTGAGGAAGCGGTTGATGGAAGAATCGCAGCAACTGTTGAAACTGGAGAATTTGATTTTCTTGTAAATGTTGGCATATAATAACTGTGAGTATGAACAAATCTTGATCCAGAGGTGTTTTCACCTGACGCAATTAAGTCAGTGATCATATTAATTGTTGTATTTGTCATATCAAATTTAACATATAAATCTCGAAGACCAACGATATCATTTGAATGTGGAATTGCTTGAATTTCAATTACGTTATTTGTAATTACTGTTGAAAGTATGTTTACAGTATCTATAAGAACTTCACCATGCATATAATCAACTGTTCCAGCATTTTTCTTAATTATATTTGGAGTTCCACCTTCAGTATATGTGAAGAAGAATATTCGACCCTTTTCACGATTAATTACTTCATCAGCAAGGTAAACAGTCCCTGTCACACCCTCAATTGTAAATCCAGTTGATACAACATTATACGATGTCTCTTGAGTGTGGAACATATTACCATAACATACTTCATATTGTGCAAATTGACCCAAAACTGCTCTCAAATTACGTCGAATTGTCACTAAGGTGATGTTTGATGTAATTGATGAGTCAACACTGTCAATCAGTGACACAGCCTTACTATATTTGAATCTACCACCAAATTTATTTACATCAATCGAACGTGAGTATTGAGTTAAAGCATTTGAAACTCCAGTTTTAAGATTTTCTGGATTATCATTCAAACTTGGATTATAATATGGACTTGTTTGCACTTCAACATACAAGTATTTTAAATCAATGAATTCTGGTACGATTCCAGCAACTGCATAACTTTTTAATTTTTGAATTAACTCTCTTTTTGTTTGATCAGATAAAAAATCACCGTTTCGAGGTTTGACTGAGATAAAAACTTTACCAAAACGAGGTGGAGACATCTCTTCACCACCAAAAGCGGTTACAGATTCAACATTTGGGTAAATATAACCTAAAACTGATTCATAATCAGATGCCGTGACTGCACGATATTGGGAAGAGTAAATTCTTGGAGCAAAATACTTAATTGATGAGATAGATTCAATTTCATCACCATCTCTTGACTTCTCATCAGTTGAAACAAGTGATATGAGATCAGCATTAATCGCTGCACCGTCCTGATTTGTAATATTTCCTACAAAACTAAATTCTGAAGCACCATTTCCTTCTTTTCCGTCAGTTACAATGTAAGAGGCGGTAACAACGTTACTATTTAATAGTTTTTTACCAATTACGTTATCACCAAAAATTAATTCATACCTTTCATCTTCAATTTCCTGTAATAAGTAAGAATTTGATGTTGAAGTGACACCTACAATGTTATCAATTTGCGTATAAGTGACTGATGAAGTCGCCGTTGATGATGATTTAACTTTAATTTTAATTGTCGATGTATCAATGAAAGAATTATCAAGAATATATCTTTGATTGAATAAAGATGTATCAACAGTAAAGTCTTGAGAGATATAAACACCTTCATATATCTCAATATTATTAAATTCAGCAAATCCGTTCACAACAGGAACTGTAATATCCTCTGGAATGCAAAATATGTAGTTTGTATTATCTCCAACACCATTACAGACTATGCCAGAGTTTAATGTAAGTGTTGTAGTCGATTCTAGACCACTTACAGTGAAAGATATCTTAGCTCTTGCTGATCTACGAGATCTTGGAACGTAACCAATGTTTCTTGCAAGCGAAACAACGTTTTCTCGAAGTGTAGCGGAGTCAAGAAAACACTCATTTGCTGCCATATTTGTATTATAGGCAGTTGTGTATGTATTATACGCTAATGCGTCAATAAGCACCGTCAAAGACGATCCCTCAAAGTCATAATCACTAAATTGCGACTGTGATCTTAGGTATTCTTTAATTTGTGCCTTGATTTGGTTAAATTCAAGGGCATTAACTTGATTAAATGCCATTATGGTTTAAATGCTATAGTGATATCATCAAACTTAGGCGATATTCCTAATATCAAATACTGTATTTTACAATTTAACTCATTACGATCTTCTTCAAACTGAACTACAACTGATACAGCGGTAACTCTAGGTTCATTAATCTCAATAGATTGCTCTATTCTATTCTTTACCTCCAATACCATCGTAGGTGTAGAGTTCTCAAACAATAGACCAATTATATTACCACCGAAGAAGGGGTCAAAGGGTTTCTCGTAGAAATTGTAAAGAACAATATTCTTTACAGACTCCTTAATTGCAGCTTCATTCTTAAGTGACAGAATATCGTTCGTCACTGCGTTCTTTTCAAATGTAAGGGAGAAGTCTCTAAAAGACTTCGATATCAAAGACATCCCGAATGAAACAATTCTTTATCAATTGTTATTTATACTAGTTTCTCGAAAGGTTTACGTTTCTTACCCTGTCTATCACTACGAGGATCAGTAATTAAGTATCTACAATACTCATTACCATGATCGTAGAAGTGATCAGACATATCTACAGGAATGTTAGCATTCCTTTTACCGTCAACGATTCTATTTGCCTTGCCCACGATACCTCTTCTTTGCCTTGTTCCTAGACGTGGCACTATACTTCGTGTGTTGACCACGACCTTGTGCTGTTTTCTTTGGTTTCGATTCGATACTGTTACCAGTGTTCCATGTCATTGCCATAAATTAATTCATCCTGCGAATACGTTTGGTGATCCTGCTGCAACTGCTGTGCAACCTGATATTCCATCTCCTACTCTACCACAACCTTTGCCATTTACAAAGACTGTTGAACTTCCTGTAGCTATTGATGCTGAGTGTGGAGGACACACAGGAGCAGGAGGAGGAAAAAGATGTGTAGTGTTACTATCTCCCTGACGAGAGATTCCAATACCATTACAAAAGACATTAGAAGATCCCCCTGCTCTGGTCATACCAGTACAA